AGTATTTATTCCTTGCAATGTAAGTTTAGGATATGCTCCTATTCATTTACTCTCTGTACTTATTCAGTAGAGGTCTACTTTATATGCGAAGTCTGAATCTGTAAGTGATAGTAGTTTATCTGTGACTAATGTAGATGAGATATAAGGAAATATTACTCAACTGTTTATTGGGTTATTTGTCGCAAAATCTGCACTACTTATTACTGGGTTTGATACAGAAGCTGCCGTTACTGCATTTGGAACAACGCCAAAGAAGTGTACATAGGGATTACCTGTTATTGTCTGTGTCTGTGTTGCTCATATCTGTACCCAAGAGCTACCATTCCAACCTCGAAATGAAATACTTGTTCAAGCTTTCAATATTTTTACATCGTATATTGTAGTTAAATGTGCTAATGCTTGGTTTGCTGTATATACAGAGCTTCATCATACTTTTATTTCTACATACAATGTATTATCAGAAGTTCAAGTTATCCCATTATATATTCTTATATAATTACTTGCATCCCAATATAATTCCATTCACGAATTTACGGTTCATCAAGTAGACCACCAAGCAGAGAATAATGTAGATTTTATTACTATTGTCGAATATGAATACGTGTTTGCTGTTATCAAACCACTATTTGCTATTGTTCATCATATTGTAGACGTCATAACACTATCCGTATATGTAGCATAATTCATATAGTTATAATATGAAGTGTTTGTTAATCAATTAAATAATAAATAAATATTACTCCATATGCTTCAATTATATGACCTCAATAATCTAGTAGATGTGTCTACTGCCGAATATCCTATATTGTAGTAATTAGTTCCATTGACTGTATCGCTTGCTTGTCCTACTACTAACCAACACTTAGTACCTATCGTTGGAGCTGTGAATGCTCCTGCTCGTGTCATCGTTGTATCAGCCAAACTTGTAGTCAAACTTGCTGCCGCTATTGTTGCTGTTGCGTTAGCGTGGAAAAGAGTTCCACTTGGACTTCCTGCATTATCTGTTTCTAATCTGAAATTTAGGTTTACTGATGGACTCGAAGTCTTACAGATTGATACTTTGAATGTTGTTGTATCTACTCCTGTACTTATTACTGGAAACGCTACTCTCGTATTACCTACTACATCTCCTATATTCTGCTTATTACTCGCTACTGCGAATGTAGGTCAAGTTTCAAGGAATACACATTGTCCTGCTGTGACTGCTTCTCACATCATATAAGTTGAGTCTACCAATGCTTGGTTTTGGATCGCCAAGTCTGTCTTTATTTGGGTTTCTAAATTATCTAATCTTATACTCTTATTGATATTCCCTGCTGCACTATCTGAAATCCCTAATAAATCTGCTGCTACCATACTTGTCTTTGGTGTGGCTGTATATATCATCTTCTGTATCTTATCTGGTGTGGGCATTAAATCTCCTACACTTCCTGTCTTACTACCTGCGTCGAATTGGACTTGCGTTGCTTCCTGTGCTGTTCCCAATGCTGACTCTGTTATCGCTGGTGTGGCTGTTCCTGTATCTATTGTTGCCCATACTCACGCTTTATATTGCATATTTAGTCATAATGTAGTATCATATACTATTGTTCAGTTAGCTACTCCTGTAAGAGCTAATCTTTGTGCTGTAGTTACATTCTGCAATATCAACGTAGCATTAGTGGTACTAGAGAATGTATTAGTACCTGAAAAGGTGTTATTTCCTGAGAAAGTTACTCAGCCACTCTCTGTCTGCATCCCTGCTGCATCTTTATCGAATATATCACTCGCTAACGCTGCTACATATACCAATGTCCCTGATCACCAATCTTTCTGGTTACCTACTACTGGCACTTTTGTATCTGAGTTATCTAATCATCTTGTAAGTAAGGTCAATGTTCCTGCTGCTGCTGTTCCTGTACACATCTCAAAGGTTGTACCATCGTCAGTAGTCAATACAAGACTCTCATTAGTAAAAGTAGCTACAGTATTCCAAAATCTTACATTGGAGATAGTTACTGAACTTCCTGTACTTGTTAGCTTGTTGCTTAATCTAAAGGAATATAACGATTTCATAGATTATATATTTTAGTAATTAAAATTTATCGCTTGTCACTTGTAAGTGAGTCACCAAGTGCTTGATATTTTATGCTCATACCACTTAAACACCAATCCCCTCACGAATTATCTCACCAGAATTTGACCTGTATAGTCTTTCCTTTGGATGATAGATTTGTATATGTCAGCCTCTTCTCAAATGGTATTCTGCCCGTAACTCATCAAGAGAAGTTAGCGCCTACCATATCCTCTGCTATTGGATTATTACCTATTCCTGCTACTCATTCACCATTCTTAGTTATTGTACCTGTATATACCGTTACTCAATCCACTAAGACACTCATATTTATCGTAGTCAATTCATCTATTTCGCCAAAGATATTTACTTCCCTGAATGCTTTTCTTAAATTTGGGTTTCCTATACTTAATAATGCTGTATCTCTCTCTCGTGCTATAGCCAATCAATCATCATCTTTACCTATTGCATCTTGAAAGATAAACGCATTCATATCACTTCCACAATAATAATTTCCATTTAACTTAGCAGAAGTTCAAAAGAATTTATTTGTATCATAAAAGAAAGAGTCATATACGGGATCGTATATAATGCAGATATTATTAAATTGCTCGTTCTTTGTCTTAAGATAGAAATAAACTAATTTTTTCTCCTTATCATAGTACCCAAAACCTCAGCTTTGATCGCTGTCTAAAGTAGCTAGAATGTCATCTATTCACTGGTTTGGTCTATTGGTTAAATCTATTACTTGTGCCTCTGTTATACCTGCTATATAGTTAAGAGCTTTCATTCTGTTATCATCTGTCCAGAAAAATACTTTATCATCAGCACTTACTACCAAATCAGGACTTCCAGGTGTATTTGTGCCTGCTAATGGTGTTGCATATCTTGATTGAGCCCCCAATGCTGTTTTATCTATATATTCTATACTTCTGTCTGTCCGTATAAATAATCTGTCTAATGTACTTTTTACTGCTGCAATAGGTCATTTCATCCATACAATATCGCTTCCATTTGAGCTGAAATCTATAGCATATTCAGGTTTGATATGTGTTATACCTGGACTAATCCACATAGCGTTCTTGTTCTCTCATCATCCTACCAAGAAAGTAGCATACGAGAAAACATCACCAAATCTTGTCATTGGGTTTACTAATGTCAGTATATCTATCTTTAATCCTGTTCCTGTTCACCCAGTAGTTGCTAATCCTGTAGCTAATGTATACCCTGCTCAAGGATTGACCACACTTACTGTCGCTGGGACTCCTGCTGGTGCTGTTAATATCTTTATTGTACCATTATTACCTCATTTCTGCGTTACTGTTATTATATCGCCTACTGTATATCCTGTTCCAGCATTCCCTGCATTTATACCTGCTGTCGCTATTTGCTGAGTCGTAATTGGTGTTGCTAATCCGACTATGTCTATCGTTAATCCACTTGGTCAAGAACGATTGACTATAGTTGTTGCTAGTCCTGTGGCTACTGAATACCCTGTTCAAGGTGTATAAATTCATACATTCTGTACTATCCCTGTACCTGCTGCATCTATTTCTGTAACTATTGCTTGTCCTTTACTAGCACTTGCTTGCGTTATACTTACTATATCACCTACTTGATACCCTGTTGAGCCTGCATTTACTTTTAATGTACCTACAATACTCGTATTTAACTGTGTTAATGTATCAGATTTTTCATCATAAACATACGGATAGCTTGTTCAGTCATTAAAGATTATATACTGACCATAGACGACTGCTCTTGTCTTAACATCATTAGCAAATGTTGTACCTACTGCTTTCTGTGTTAATACTCCTGTTGTTGTATCTACTTGGTATAATTTCAGGTTTAACACTACATATAAATTAGTCGTTGATACTATACATCTTACTACCTTAGTCAATAATCCCAATGGATCAGCTGATAATGTTCTATATCAATCTCTTATTGTTGTTGTACTGTTTACTATCCTTATATTCTTAGCATTTGGTGTATATTCTTCTGGTACTAGATGAGCTCACTTAGCAGAAATCAATCACTTAGAAAAAGGACTCTTCAATTGATAAGTGTCATATCTTTTTAATAGTTTTTTGATTGTGAATCTATCAAATCTTGCCATACTACGAAGCCCTATAATAAATGTTTTGGTTTGGCGATACTCCTGAATAATAATTATCAAACGCCCTAGTCTTTATCCTCTGCTTAAATTTCTTCTTCTGTTCTGTATATTTAGCATACATATTTCTTAAATTAGTATATCACTCACTTAATACTTGTTGTCCCTTAATCATATCAAATCAATCTCTACCTAATAGCTTTCCTGCAACGATTGGTGCGATCACTAGCGTACCCCAATTATCAGGAAGTGTACATATTGAAGCATCAACAGTCATTGCTGTTGGAGCGTTTCGGTAGTCCAGTCTGAACTGGTCTTTTGTGTCCCTATACCCATTGATAATGATAAATTTTTGTCCTGTACCATTATTATCTTGTATGATTGAGAAATACATAGGCAAATCTATATCGTTCCTGAAATCTATATACTCTACTTTGATTGATTGATTGAGATACCATAAATCCATAGGGAAAGTAGCTGATGTTGGTAACGCCCAAGCCTGTTGTACTATTGCATTAGCATCATACACTAACTCTATTCCTGTTACTCCTGTTACAAATGTATTACTTACATCTTTACCTGTATATCTTATGAGATTTCATTGTATAAATAAATATCCACTTGTTGCGTAACTTGCACAAGCAAAATATAATGTTGTTCCACCTACTACTGATGATGTTGTTAGTTTCTGTGGTACTACATTCTGGATAAAAAACTGTTTATACAAAAAAGGTAGATATGAACACGTTATATCTTTATCTGTCAGCTCATCACTTACCCTACCATTACATATCATCCCTTGAATCTTGTTTATAAGTGGGATAACTGATGTAGTCAAAGCAAATGTTGAACTGGTCGCAGAAACATTCTCTCACAAAATCGTGTAAACCTCTGTGTAAACATTAAGTAGTGTTTCCGCCATTCTAATATATAATGAAATAAACTATTTTTTTGCTACCTTCTTAATCTTTACTACTTCTTCTACTGGCTCAATAACTTCTTCAATTGGTTCAATTTTTGGTTCTTCTAATGGTTGATTAAGGTCTTTTTCTGCTATCTTCTTCTTCATTGTCGCTATTGTAGCAAAGTGATGTGGTTTCTTACCATATACTATCTCATATTCTTCTGCTACTTTATCTCGTTCCACTTTATCCTGTCTAACTTTAGACATTGGATCAATAATCTCTGCTTTGTGTGTCTCAATATAACCGTCTCTCATCATATTGATTGTCTCTTGTCTGTTGGTAGACTCTTGGATAATTTTCTGCTCTGCATCAGACCACGCTACTTCGTGATATTTGCATCTGCCATCATTATAAAGTCTATTCCAATCTGGTGTTCATCCTGCTATACCCATTCTCGTAAGAGTTAAGAGTTAAAAAGTTAAGCAATAAGCTTAATTGGTAGAGCAAATTACTCTGCCCTACCTATAAACTGATTATGTACGTTGTGCTACAAAACTACAAGATGTTGCAGAGCCTTCATTTACATAGAATGTGGTTTTTGCACCCCCTCCTGTATAAATAGCAAGGCATCCTACTGCATACCCAGCTACTGCTGACGGCATTGTTGTGTCTGTTTTGAAAAACAATACATCTCTTGTCGGATTATCTCTAAGTATAACGGTAATATGATTTACCATTTTTCCTGCATCTAACCCCGTACCAGTCCCATCATTGACTACTGTCATTGTTTATTGGTTTAAGAGTTAAAAACTAAGATAATGCTCCATTACTTCCCATAATATAAGGAGCTCGTGAGAAACCTCTTGAATAGATGAATTGGAACATATAATTCCAGTTCTTGTTTGGATCGAATTCTGCTGGTGGTAGTAATTCAGGATATTTAGCGAAGAAAGCGTGCAATGTTTTCTTTACTAGACTTGAGTCATACATAAACCAGTATGCACTTGTGTCTGTACCATCACTTCTGATAGAAAGTTTAGACCAAGATTGTACCTTAATCTTACCATTCAAGTAAGCATTTGTGTCGTTGTTTGCTGACCCTGCAATCTGTGTTGAATTTAATGTTCTAAGAGCATAATCTTCCAATTCAGGTGCTACCAAGACTGTATCGTAATTGATAGGTCTGATTACACTCTGTGGATCTTTATATCTCATTCCTCTTACTCTTGTTTCTACTACTCCACTTCTTGCGAATGTAGGATTAGTTACTCCAGAATCAGTAATAAGGTTAGAATAAGTGTTAGATGTTGTTGTGTTGGTATGTGATGCTGAGAATAACGCCAAAGCATCTGGTCATACTGCACTTGCTGTCTGTCCATAGACATCAGTATAAGATGTAGAAGAGAACCCATTAGTAAGAATATCAGCCAATGATTGGTCAATCTTATTGTACCCTTCATCTACTACTGTTCTTATATTACTTTCAATTTCATCGTATTCATCGTAAATTCTGTTCTCTAATGTTATGATAACATTAACTCCATATTTATACTTTGTAAAGATGATTTTATCACCTTCTGCTCCTGTTGCTTCTGGATAATCACTGTTTTCAGGGATATACGTTACACCACCCAATCCGTGATTGAGTTTGACTGTATCGTTCCTATTCTTGTTTTCTTTAGTGTTAAAAATTTGAAGTCCAACTTGCTTATCAACTGCTTGTTGCTGAGCATCGTTAAATACTTCATCAATCATAATTAAATGATTGGTCAGATCTGCGTAATCTGAGGTTAATAAAACTCACATATTAAATAAATGTTAAAAGTTAAAAAGTTTATTAGTTAGGTAGCTTTCTTTACAAAAAATCCACCTACAAGCTTGTCTGCTGCAGATTTGATATAAGTTACTAAGAATACTGAGTTTGTGCTGAATGATAAATTGACAGTGTTCCCGTCTGTAAGGTCATATTTATTTCCACAGTGGGTTGCTTGTACTGGTGTAATGTTTGTCTTAGCTTCAAAAGATATACACGCAGCGTTAGTGTTCAAACACTTGATTGCCGTATGTGCTGCTCCTGCCGTAGTGATAGCTTCATTAGCCACCAAAAAACATTCTGCCGCACTTGATGTTGCAGGTGTTACATAACCACTAGAGAATACCAATGCTTGGTACTTTGTGATGGTTGTTGATGATGCGGTGAGATACTGTCTTGTTGCTCCGCCATCTCTTCTCATTGGTGTGAATACCATGTTGTTTAAATTACTAATATAAAAGGTTATTAAGTTGGTTTCTTTACAAAATATCATTCAACTATGTAGTTTACAGTATCAATAATCTTAGTTACCAAGAATACCTTATGAGATGTCCCAGTAAGGTCTAGTAATAGCCCTGTTGATAGGTCATATTTATTACCACAATGAGTAGCTTGTACTGGTTGGGTAACCGTACCTACTTGATATGTGATATTTGCTGCATAGGAGTTAAGACATTTGATGGTCTGATGTACTGATGCACTTGATGCTACCGCTTCGTTAGCAGTGAGATATACTTCTGCTGCTGCTGAGGTTGCTGGTGTTACATACCCTCCTGAGAAGATAAGTGCTTGTCATTTAACAAAGGTTTGGTTTACTGCTGTGAGATAACTTCTCGTAGCTCCACTGTCCCTTTGCATTGGAATAAATACCATTTTTAATAGGTTACTAAATTAAAAGTCTAAGTTTTCTTTTGTGCATGAACATAATCAAGTATACTTCCTTTGTGTGACTCTTTATATGCCTGTCGCTTGCTAGTAAGTTCGTTTACACCAACTCATCCCTTTCTTGCTCCTGCACTTAATCATCACGCTCAAGGTAAAATTCTTTCTACCTTCTCTAGTTCCTCGCTGAACTTCCCTAAACCTTTGATATAAGCATAAGCTTTGCTTGAAGCTTTATCAATAGTCTCTTCTGTCCACTTCTTCCCATCCATATAATCCTCTACTTCTTCCATAAATGCTTTCCCAAACCTAGAGTCCTTTGTAAACCCCTTCTCCTTAATAAAAGAGTTAAGAGTTTTCTTAGCTTCTTTCTCATCTTGCTTGGCACTCATTTTCTCGTAAAGATCATCTTCTGATGGTGCTGTTCTTTTGTCAGGGTTCTCTTCATAATACTTGTCTAATGTTGCTTTCATCTGCTCTACATCCATACCGTAGTGTGATGCTACAAATTCAGCTTTCTTGTGGTCTGTCGCCATTAGCTTGTAAAACTTTGAGTTGTCCTTGACTACTTCTGCCAATGCAGCTAATCTCTGGTTTTCTGATCATTGTGCCCTTGCTCTAGTGTCAGAGTCTTTTAGTTTCTCGTACTCTTCTTTAGGTAATTTCACATAATCATCATCTTGTCAATCTTTGTTAGGCGTTACCGCTTCCAAAGGTTGTTTAATATCGTTGTTTTCCATTCCATTACTGGTTAAGGAGTAAAACTTAGTTAGGTGGTCTCTTCTCATCATTTATTCATAAGTATCTTGTTTATTCTTATTATCATCTTGTCCATACAGTCGTATGCACCATGCCAATAATTCTTATCTTCTTCCTTTAATGCCTCAACTAGCGTCTCGTTTCTTATTGCTATCATTCTTCTTCTTAAATCGTTCAATTGTTCTGGATGCATCTTATCCAAATCATTCAGTGGTAATCCTATCTTATCAAATACTATACTACGCTGTTCATAGTGGCGTAGGCGTTGAACCTCAGACTGGAGTTTGGAAACCTCAGCTTGCTCAAGGCATACCTGCTTGCTTGGCTTGAGTACTCGTCATAGGATTTGCATTCTGTTGATTAGATAATAAAGCTTCTGGTCATCATTGAGCTAGTCATTGTCCTATTGGTGGCATTCACTCCGTTGGTGGTGTCGTACCTATGCTTTGTACAGCACTCATTATATCTGCTACTTGTGCTCTCTTAGCTTCTTCATCACTTTTCATTATGATATGGTCTGCATCTACATCATATAATTCATCTAATTTCTTACTTACTTCGTCTAATTCTCCTGCTCATTTCTCATCACCTACAGCCATCGCTGCTTGCTTTGCCTGTCGTATCTGTACCTTAGATGTAACATATTTCTGCATATCATCTCTCTCTATTGTTTTAAGTGTATTTGGTGTGCTTGGTGTGTCTATCTCTACATTCAATCCGTTTGCGTGGAGTAATATATCTGTCTTTAGATTAAAGTAATCATCATATCCTGGTGTATCTTGTACTCCTATTACCTTTCATTCTTCATCGCTTCATTCTCTAGTTAGAGTCTTTCCTGGTACTCTTATCTCGTATCGTTTGAAGTCTGTTAATTGTTTCTCATTAAAGATATGTTTAGCATATAATGTAGGAGCAAACTGTAAGATATTACATAACATTAAAGTAAATGCTTTATCTAATCAGATGTTCCTGTTCCTTATTACACTCTTAGCTCTCATATTCTGCTCTTCTTTCATTACTCACATAATGAACGCTTTATCTGTCCCTGCATCATATTGAGCTTTAGGATTAAGTCCTGTTGTCTGAACTCCAAAGTCTTCCATAACCTCTAATATCCTTACTACTTGGTCTACATTGATATTGCTTGAATATGGTTGTATCTTTGTGGCGTCGCCTGTCATCTTTATTATGTTTGTCTCTCCTGGCTCTATATATATCTCATCATCTGTTGATATATCACCACCCATAAAGATTAGATTTCAACTATTCAACCAAATACCATCCAAAGTAGCTTTTAGTAAGTTATTTATATATGGCTTAATTGTGGCAAATCTCTCTGGTATACCTATTCCATAGATACTCTCAGGATTGCAATAATGCTGTACTGGGATCAATGGTAAATAACCGTGCTTTGTTGTCATCTTACCTATGAAGATTGGTCGTAGTTTGTTGGCAAGTATTACATAAGTTCAGTCTAATTTATTGAAGTAATGTCGTAATCTTACCTCGTCATAGAATAGTTTGTTGTCGCTTGTGCTGTCATATTGTTTGCTGTTATCTGTATGTACATTCTGGATGTATTTATATCATTTCTTTGGTGTCTCGTTATCTTCCATATATCTCATCTTGAATTCTTCCATTCTTATTGTTTCTTCTCCGAGACAATCCATCGCTTCACTTCGTCTCTTTACTGACTCATCAAACCAACATCTTCTTATATCTCGACTCTTTACTCCGATATGTCGGATCTCTTTCCTGTCTTGCTTTGTGTCTTCTTCCATATATCCACTATCCTCGTTATTCACATACTGGTTTTCAAACCATAATCACGAAAAAAGGACACCCGTTCAGTATCTTGCTTTTAAGTTATCAAATCTAACAACCTCATCTATACTATCTTCACGCTCCATAAACTCTTGGAGAATATATTTACTTAGTTCTAATTCTACTCAATCTACTCTACCTCCTCTTGCTGTTACCTTTACTGGTAATCACTCAGGCAATGTCCCTGTATATGTATCTATCAATATCTGCTCAAATTGGACATTAGGGTTAGCCCTTCAATCTCTTCTTGGTTGGGTCGCTGAGTCAAACTGCATATCATACTGGCTTCGTTTATGTTCCTCCTGTTTTCTTCTGCTATCCATTCTTGCCCATCTGTTCAACACATAACCAACCATCTTCATATCCTCTGGCTCTACCCCACCTTGTGTAGCTTGTAGTGTTAGTTTCTTTATATCTATTAGGTACTCTTTGTCTGATTTACCTTTACTCATCTTTAATATCTCTTCCTTTGTAGCCATAAAAAGTATAACTAAAGTAAATCTTAATCGCTTCCATTATAAGGATTTTTTTTAATTTACAACTTATTTTTTCACCAGTCCCATCGCTCCTTGTTTTCTTGTCACCTTACATACGATTGTTGTTGTCCTGTTAATGGGTTGGTTACCATACGTACTTTCCCTTCTTTATTTGTAGCCATTGGCTTAGTTAAGTCCTTTATGTAAATTACAGCCATATATCTGAAACTATCAGCAGCATTACTTGCCCAGTTATGTTCAGGATGTGCCTTAAATGTTTTCCTTAGTTCGTCATATTCCTTATGGTAATCTTTTAGTGCTAGTATTCACTGCTTACATTTCTCTCTATCAAATACACAATACTGGAAGACTCTACGTACTGCATCTATTCCATCTTCTACTGACAACTTATCTACTATCTTGTAATTCTTTACTCATAACTCTATTAATGTATCTTCTCTACTCTTACCGTTAGTATATTCCCTGACTCTTATATCGTGTGGGAAATAATGAAATCCATATTTATATGTCTTCTTGTTTATCTCTCATAGATAATAGGTTAGTCACTCTCAATTTCACTCCATATAGTCTATTACCCTAACTTCTTTACCTATCCTCTGAGTAAACCATATTGTGTTTATATCATTAACTCATAAATCCCAAAATGTATCTACATCTATAGACGGCTCGTATGGCATTATTGTTATCCTATTCTCCTCCTGTGCCTGCTTTATCTGCTTAGAGTAATAACTTCATTGTCCAAACGCTTGGAACGATACATAATACTCCTGTTGAATTAAGTCTTCATCCATTCCACTATCACGTTCCTCTTGGATCAATTCATCACTTATTACTCTATTCCCCTTATCGTCAAATGTCTGGTCTACTGTTAAACTCTGACAAAACCATTTATCGTTATCTTTCGCCATATTATATAAATCGTATGCGTGGTTCTCTCATCTAGGAGTAAAATTGAAGATTGCCCGTCATCAATTCTCTGCTAGAATAGGTCTTACTAAATCCCAAGCTCTTGGGTTCTGTAAACTATACTCTGAGAACACCACTCACGCTGGATTAGTTCCCACGAGTCTATCTATATTCCTGCCATCTGTTCATACTATTTGTATAATACTACCATTGATTAACTCTATTAATAAATCACTTCAATCTCTTCTTCTTATTAGCTGTGCTGGGATATGGTCTAATACTTTCATCCCTGCTTTATCTATTCCATCCCAGATTACTTTCTTACCTTGAGCATATGTAGGAAAAATATGAAAATATACTCAGACTCTCTCCATAGCTTTCTTGATAATGATATTGAAATCTGTCTTATCTTTACCTGTACGTCTATGCCATAACTGGACAGCCCTTAATCATCATCAATCTATATACTTTAAAATAGGGAGCTGATATGGTCTAGGCTTAAACTTATACGGGATTGTTATCTCAACCATAATTTACTAGGTTTATTCTTAAAGGTCATCAATCTTCTCCTGCTAATTCTCATTTATCTTTATATCTTTTGTCTCTACGCTTAAGAAATTCTATTCATGCTTTCCAATCTAACTTTGCTTCCTTCACTAATGTATGTCTAGAGTCTATAAATGGTCTATTTCTAGCTACATCAATTCTGTTAGAAAACGATTTATTCTCATTATACCACTTATGATAAGTAACTGGGTCAATAAGCGCTTGAGAACATGCTTCTTCTATTGTACAATCTATCTCAAACATCTCTACTAATTTTTTAATAGTTGTCTCATTCATTTTAGTTGGTCTTCAAACTTTTTTATTGTTTGCCATTGGATTTATTATTTACTGATTAAAGATTTCTTTAATTGAGTTTGGGTTTGGATTTTCTTGGCTATCATTAATAATTGCCCTAGATATATTTCTTTATCCTCTATTGGTTTATTTACTACTTGTTCTAGGAAATGAGTATAAAAGCTTTCTAATTTCTCTGTTCAGTCTTCTTGCTCGTGCATTATTCTACCTACTATTGTTCACTTCTTTATCTTACCTTTCATAGCTATTCTTAGTGTTCTTTCACACCAATTCAATACTACTAACATAGAATTATCGTGTAATACTTCTAATATCCATTTCTTATGGACTCAGAAATCCATATTATTCTCTTTTCGTGTTTTTGTTGTATAGATTATATTTCTCATTTGGTTAGTTTACTCTGTAAAGTTATAGCTTTCCCTTTTTCATCAAAAGAATATCAATTTTCTGTATAGTCTAATATGTGTGATACTAGTACATCTCTAGCATTTTTACTCATCTCATAAAAAAATCATCATTGGTTTCATTCATAAGTTATTATAATTTGATAATAAATAGTCTTATCGTCTGCTACTGCATCTATTAAATCAAAAGCCTTTATATATTGTAGCTCAAGAAATCATTTAATTTTTGTTTTGTGGTTCTGTCCCACTCAATTAATTACTTCAAACATCTATATTTTTGTTAGGAGCTAAAAACTTATCCATTGAAAATCAATCCATATTGGGTCATTCTTCTTCCTCTACTCATACCATAAACAGTTGTTTAACTATCTGTTTCTCCTGTATATATACTTTCTTTGCTCATTGGGGTTCACTTATGAATATAGCATAACTTCACTCTCTTTCTACTATCTGAAATCAGCTATCATTTAACCATTTATTCACTAGATTTATTACTCGCTTTTTCATATTATTCCTTACGAAGTAAAACTATACTCATTGAAAAACTATCGTCTCAATGGTATCTTGTAAACTCTATAATCTCTAACTGTTTATCCTTAGCAAATCATCTAAAGAAATCTATCACTCACATATTACCTCTCTGCATCTCCTGATAGACATCTTCAATGATATATAACTTTTTTGTCTTTGGTCGTAATAACTTGAACGCATTGATTTGATCATCTGATTGGTGGCTTCAATCATCTATAACGAAGTCTACTTCATCTATTGTATCAACAAACTCTTTTGTTGTGGCGTCTGCTTGGATTATCTCGCATCACTCAATAGGATTACATTGTGCTATATCTACTCCGATTATTCTAGCTTCTGGGAAATAATCTCTCCACATTCTGATACTTGCACCCTCTCGTACTCAGATTTCAAGAACACTTTGTATATCTTCTCACGATAATAACTTTTGGTACATCATCAAATACTTATGATAGAATGCCTTATCGGTGTGGTGCTTAAGTCCAATCTCCATTAGTGTAGACATTCTGTAGTTTGATTATTGAATAAATACTTATACAATACTTTATCTATCTGATATTCTGTTTTAATATGCTTTTGCATTACTTCTGCCCATTTGGTGTCCTCAAAAAATGATATATTTTCAAAGTCCTCTTTCATCGCCACCTCTTTCTTCCAACACATTATATGGTGTGGCTGTCTTGTGAAATATGTTTGCTCTGCTGTGGCTTGTGTATGTTCATAATCCTTTGAGAACTTAACAGGTATTCATTCTTTGTTATCCTCTATGTATAACATACCAAAACATATAACATCAGTCCCATACTCAATAGCTTTTAATAACTCATCTATATAGTCTTCACTTATTTCATCATCATCATCTACATAGGCGATATATTCTCACTTAGCCATAGCTTTGAGTCTATTCTTCTTCTCGCCGATTGTCATAAGCTTATTATCTATCAATCCCAATAGTTCTACTGGCTTTCACTCTGCCTGTTTGTTTAATTGCTTATAAATTCTCTCAAGAAATCCATTCTGAGTTCTATTGTGTGTACTACAAGTGAGTATCGATAACTTTATTCCCATTTTATATCGTTAAATCTTAAATCATCCCAACCCTTCTCGTGACACATCTTAGCATACTCGTAGGTATCTCAAGCAATCCTTTCTTCTACATCTTGCGATCTTTTTCAATCTAGTCCTATGGTTGAACTTACAAAATGATGAACTACTACTTCTGGGATTTCTCCTATCCTCGATTTATCTGTCATCTGTCGAATATAGTCGTCACCATAGAACAAATCTAATTCAGTAGGTATCGGAAAGCAAGACAGTCATTTCCTCACACCATAACATCGTCCACATATATTAGCTTTTCTCATAACGACAGGAAGCTCAAACTTTCGGGGTCATTCAGTAGTTCAAGGAGAAACTATATCATAATCATCCAACGCTTTAATTAATTTCTCTACACATCAAGGAGTAAACAAAAGATCGTTATTGATTATTAAGACTTTGTTGTATTTAGCTTCTTCGTATCATATATTTCGTGATTGGTTTACTCCTACATCATAATCATAAGTGAATAGTCTTATATCCTGTTGTTCTACTAGTCGTTCTTTTGTTTCTTTGTCTGAATTATCATCTATAATTATTATTTCTTTCTCGATATCTAAATCTCTAAGCTGTTCTAATATCTGCTTAGTTCGCTTTAACCCATTTTTTACTGGTACGACTATTGAGACTCAACCCATTTCGCTACGGTTAAAGGTAAATCTTTATTAGCTTCTTCTATATCTTCTTTTATTCTTACTAACTTCGGTAGCCCTATATGCGTACATCTTATCTCTTTATTCGCTCGTATTTTCTCGTCACAGAGTCGCTTACACCGTTCAAAAAAACATATATCCTCACTGACATATTTCTTATATCTTAATGCTCATTCTGGTAATTTTATATTTCTATAATCTATCTCTTCTTCGCTATATACTCTATCTTCTAGTGGATAATATCGCATAGTTCTCATCTCTGTCGGAAAGTCGTGGAAAGTACTGTAAACTTTAGTAAATACGTCTTTATGGATCAATACACATCCAAACCCACACATAGCTACCTCAAAAGTTTCTTCTTCTGGAAGATTAATATATTGGTCATATCCTATCATTGAATTTTCATCTAATTGCTCTTTGAAAATACATAGTGTATGAAATCACTGCATTGGTGTCCTACTTGGTACTATCCCCGTTGCTATCTTTTTGTCCATAGCTAATAACTTTTTAAATATATCCTTATTCTCTGGTATATTATCGTCATCTAAGAAAAATATGTAGTCATACTCGTTATGTACTCACATTCTTATTATATCGTTTACTCATATACAGTGAGGGAGTGATTGAGTAAACCAATAAGAAAGTTCTACATCGTCAGGTATCTCAAGAAAAAGTAGAAACCTAACCATATCTGTTGGTATATCTCCCATTGTTCTCATACCTAGTAGAACTTTTGTTTTCTCCATATTTAAGATTTATTTTCTAAATCTATTCTCTCATTTTGGTATATGTTTCCCTACCCATTTCTGAAATTGCTCTAATCCATAATCTCTGACACAAAACGTCTGACACATATCATTCTCAGTATCTGAGTCATATTCTATTTGGTGCAAAAATTCTAATATCTTGTCTTCACATATCTTAAAATAATACTGCTCTTTTCTCCTCCTTAGTTTTGTATCGTTTAGCATTTATACTTATGTGGATAAATGTCTTTTTTTGGTAGTATAGTTTTCTCCTATCGTTTGTCAAATCAATCTTACACTATCTATATACTTCTTTTGCAGTTGTCAAGCCATTCCTACAATCAGATTGAGTATTTATAGTTCTAGTGCTAACTTTTAGTTAGCGTATTTATTGAAGAAGCATCTTATAAAATCAAAAAAAATAGATAATATTACCCTGCCACCAAGAATTACTGGCTCTTTATATTCTTACCTACCTATCAAATGAAATCATCAGATCAAGTATTACAAAGAAGAATTGATAAACTTATAGAAGTTATCAATAATTGATCACTAACCAATACAGTAGAACAATCTTGAGTAAATGTATATCATTATGACGAAAACCAATCAAAGAGAACTTTTATTGGTGCTGATCTTAGTGATGTTTGTGTATTCTTAGATTGATTTTACCGAGCATTAAAGGCAACAAGGACTATTTAGTAATTCCTTTTATTTTATTATACCCAACTTATGAAAGACGTAAAAATCCTATGAGAACATCTCTACGGCAAAGTCGGCGATGTCCTATTCACTACCAAGCACGAAAAGAAACTCATCAAATCTGAACGAAAGAAATGACAACAAATTGAGTTCAAGCAATTAAAGAACTACGACAAATCTCAACTACTACAATCTTATTCTGATGCTATGGCTTTATTTCATTACCAATCAAATGACTAACCAAGAACTAGAACAAATCAACGAAGATGATTTTAAGGAAATCCAAGATTTAATTGATAACTGACTTATCTAATGTTTACTTGAGAGAAAATACGCTATAAATGCGAAAATATAGTGGTATGGGATAGTTTTAGCAAAAACAACAATGTATTTATTGAAAAATGATATGCTAGTAGAACTCCGACATCTGTATTCCATTATGTAGGCAACTTAATTAGCAAAAGAAAATCAGACTTAACTGTTGTAGTAAAATTCTATAAACAAGATTTATCTTCTTAACCTTACCCCATGCAACCTATCCCAACCTACAAGAAGCCCAAAGAAATGACTAATTCAACTGCTTTACTACTCTGATTTATTTTATGAGCTTATTGCTTAACTATGATTTTACTTGTTTACCATTCCTAATATGATCCGATTATGACTTGTTATTCTGTTTATTCTTTCTTGCATTCGACCACCGATGTTTTTCTTTATCTTTCTTGCTATTGCTTTGTATTTTATATTTAGAGAATAATATATAAAAATCTCTTGTAATCGTGTATTATTTGTTTAAGATACATTCACTAAGAACAATTACACAAAAGGTTTCGCCAACCATCACTCCCGTTTCTATCTGGCGATACCGACGGGAGTTTTAGTTTATTTGAATTTTACAATGGCACAGAAAAGAATGTTTGATAAGTCCATTATTGAAAACGATTATTTTATGGACTTACCACTATGAGCAAAAGCACTCTACTTTCTACTTGGTATGGAAGCTGATGATGAGTGATTTGTTTCTCCCAAAAGAGTTATGAGGATATACTGATGAAGTGATGACGATCTTAAAATACTCATTATGAAAAATTTTGTCATACAATTTCAAAGTGGTGTTGTTGTGATAACGGACTGGAAAGAAAACAACTATTTAGATAGAAATAGAATAAAAGAAACTAAATATATTTTAGAAAAGTCAATGTTAGACACCAAGAGCAATAAATACCTATTAACAACTGATGTTAAACCAATGTTAAACAATTGTTCAACCAGTATAGAAGAGAAGAGTATAGAAGAGAGTAGAATAGAAGATGTGTCGGAAGAAAAAAATCTTCCTCCTCCACCCAAAGAAAAACCTACTCTAAAAAATCTTATTACCGAGCAAGAGTTTATAAGAGTCCGATGAATTGACATATTACAAGAATTTATAAATTATTGGTGTGAAAAAGATAAGAAAGGGAACGAGAAGCGAACAAAGGAAAAAACACGAGAACTAGATCTAAGATTAGCAAAATGGAAAAGGAATAAAGAAACTAATTTTTGAAGAAATAAACCGAAGGATTATACTAATCTAGAGAACT